GCTGCCGAAGACAAAGCAGCGTAAGAGGGAATAGGGACGAGGGACTTGGGACGAGTGACCAAGGCTTTCTGATCCAACAGATTTAAACCGTCCGATGGAAACATCGGGCGGTTTTTTTTGTGGGCTTTGCGTGAGCATTAACCATAGAAGCTGATTAGACCTCTTACCTAACCGGCAATCACCCATGATAAGAAAAAACAAATGGGACCCGGCGGGCGCTGGGGTGACAGCTCTTGTGTTGATCTCCAAGCAAAAACCGTTATGCCAGCGCAGGCTGGCACCCATTTCCTTTTTTTCTTGCTCAGTTATGCAAGAGGTCTATTGTCGTTACGCTTGCGATTTGGTAGGAAGGAAAAGGGCTGGTATACGCTGGTCCTGTGCGTATTTCGATGGTGTCATGTTCATGCGGTGCGCTGTTTGCACCATGACCAATTTACAAGGGGAGTTTTTTATGGTGAGCTTTTTGGAAAGATACCGTGGTCCCCGCGACGCGATCGAAGATGTTCTGGACGGTAAGAAATCCGCTACGCAGGCCGTTCAGTATTTAAGCGGCTATAGCCATTTCCTCCCTTACTCCAGTGCTGATATGAAAATGCACGCGCTTGGTCTTGTTGAAGAGGTCATGAGCTGGCCAGCCTTTGTTATGCCGGACATGACGCAGCTTGCGCATGTCATTAAGAAAACACTTACTGGTAAAGTCAACGCTGCTGCAACTGTGAAGGATTGGTATACGTTCAAACCATGGGCCCAACTTGGTCTTGTTGTTGCGCAGAGACAGAGGAACCAGGACACAGTCTTTGGCCGCACTGTTTTTGCCGGTAGTGTAATGCCCGCAGGGATGGCCAAGCAACTGTTGAATACGTGTGAAGCGAGATCTGACTCCGCCATGCGAGTCGATGAACTGGATCAGCATCTGGATGTACGCAGCGAATATAACTGGATGTTCGACATTTCCAATGATGTCGATCTTGAGCAAACTCCCGTTGTGGTCACGGCGCTTCGCACCAACGAGATAACGAATGAAACAGCTCTGCACGTTATCCCGCTGCGACCGGGCACGTGTGTCGTCAACGATGAAGGTTTGGTTATTTACGTTTATGACAAACCTATGGGCGCGTCGGGCCCGCAGAATGTCTTTTTCGAGCGTAATGCCAACGGGTTTATGACGACCAGAGTTGTGCAGGGATGGATCGACGGATTCCAGCTGCGCGCCGGTTGCGAGTCTCATGCACAGTTGTTCGTCGAGCGTGGCCTTACGACGCCATGGGATCAGTCAACGCGTCGTTCGCTCTTCACGCGTCAGAGTTTGGCACAGCACAATCGATAAGAGGAAACAGGCTATGACGAGATCGGATTTGTCGCACGCCCGCCCAGAGATCCACATCGTTCATTCCCCTTTTTCTTCCTCCTGTTAACTATACATGTTGATTGTCGGATAGGGCGCCATTTGGTAGGAATGTGTGCCGTGCGCAGATGTTGGTCGCGGCGTTGTCATTGTGTAGGCTAAGTACATATCTTGATTCAAAAGGGAGAGAATTAAATGATGAGCTATCTGCAGTCCTATCAGGGGCCTTATGACGTTATTGACGAAGTGATGGATGGCAAGAAGACCGCCGTTTACGCCGCCAGGTTATTACAAGGCTGGAGCCACTTCGTTCCCTATACGAAGGATGACATGGACGCTTTCGGTTCCGGCAGGTCGGTGCGCATCACGACATGTTCTCCCACAACGATGCCGCCTATGGCTGCGCTTGCGCATGTGGTGAAGAAAACGCTGACAGGCAAGATTAACAGCGCGGCAACGGTAAAAAACTGGTTCGAGCAGATGCCCGACACCCAGATCGCCGGACAGCTTTCGTCGAGTGCCGAAGGTGGATGCAGAGATTGTGGACGTACCGTTTTTGCCGGAAGTGTGATGCCAGCGCAGATGGCAATGGATCTTCTTCAAACTTGTTCTGTTACTCTTGATTTAGCCATGACCCCTAATCAGCTGCGTGATCAGCTGACCGGACGCAAGCTTATGCAAGAACTGGCAGGAATCAGAAAACCTTGCGCTATCGAACAGGTTCCTGTCGTTCTGACTTCGCTTCGCCTCACTGAAACAAGCAACGAGGTTGCGCTGCATGCGGTTCCTTTGCGCCCCGGTGCGTGCGTGGTAAACGATGAGGGCCTTGTGCATTATGTTTACGGCGCGCACGGCGGCATCTTTTTTGAAAAACGTGGCGGGTATTTAACTGTCTCCCCCGTTATCGGTTGGCCGGAGGAGTATCAGCTGCGCGCCGGTTGCGAGTCTCACGCCGAGCTGTTTGCCAAGCGTGGTCTGACCACGTCGGGCGATCGCTCCGTACGGCGTTCGTTGTTCACGCTTGAATCTTGAATCATTCATTGTCATAGGAGATAGACGGATGCCCGCTTCTTCATCTTATCTTTCACATTGTCGCGGCGAGATGCTTGATCCGTTCGCTCATGCGCATCTCGGGGATTATCAGACGACTTTGGCCGCGTTGAAGTTCTGGAATTCGGTCACAAAAATTGAGGTCCTGCCTGGCTACGAGGTTTTGCAACACAGCGCAGGGAATGATTTTCTGTCTTTGTCGCCAGCTCCATTTGAGCGACCATGCGCCCATGATATCGGAAGCCTGTTTGCCTTTGCGTTCAATACGGGAGCGTCTAAACCCGTCGATCTTTATGATCGATATTTTTTCAGAAACGGTGGGCGCCTGCCTATTGCGTTCCGCGTTTCTATCCGTCATCCGCATCTGCCCAAGGATGAGATTAAACTTCCGCGCACTTTCTTTGCGGGGAGTGTGATGCGCTGTGCAGACGCTTTTAATATTTTGTTACATCATGCTCAAAGCCAAACGCCCGACATGATCGGTCCTGCTTTATTGGCGTTGATTAAACAAAGAAAAAATCAAGAGGAAAAGGCGCAGTGCGTCAGCATTTCCCCCTTCACGGATCGTCCCGTGGTTCTGTTGGCCAGAGGTTTGCCCTCTCATACTGATTGTGCGCCGCTGGTTACTGTTGCACTTCCCACGCCGGGAGATGTCGTGCTGAACAGTAGGGGGCTGCCCTATTATATTTACAACGGGCCCACGCTTGTGGATGATTGCATTGATGATCGTAATCTCTCGACTTGCTATACGCGTCCCAACCATACGTTTATCGAGTTTGTCGAGGGAAAGCTTTGCGCCACGCCTGTCATTGGTTGGCCAATGTATTTTTGTGATGGACGCGTTGGCTCGAATGAACATCTAGAGGTTCGCCGCAGGGCCGGACTTAAGACGCCAAGTCCCGTATCGTTCCCGTCGTTGCTGCATCATGCGTTGTAGAGTTTTTTGATAACGACCCGAAATAAAGACTCGACAGGTGTGAAGGTTCCCATTATGGTTGGGTATATATCCCAACCTTATGGAGGAGCCATGAAGTCGCGTCGTAAGTCTGTTTCTACCGATCTTCGTTTCAAAGAAAACCATTTAAGCCTTTTGCCTGATGAGTGCTTTACGCCCGATTGTGGGCCCGCCGAGCGCTGGCAGCATGTCGGGCGTCTGCTGGAAAGGGCCGATACGTTTGGTTCTGTCGTCTCACGCGTGAGCGAGGAAAGCGTGCTGGATGTCTTGCAACTGGCGGGGCATATCACGCCGCGCCAGCTGGCCGCTGCGCTGCGTTTTCGCTGTGATTATCTGGCCGCCGATCTGGGGGCTCATTTGGCCGCAAGCTATAACGCGGCGCGAGTCTCCATGGCGTTTTATACCGGATGTGATGATCGTACGGACGCGCAGGAGGAGGCTTATCAGGACTGGCGCGCCGCCGTGATTGCCGTGGGCGAGATGTTGTCCGACACGGTCATTACTGTTGCGTGCCATGATGTGATGCCCGATGACGCGCACTACCTGCCGCTTCAAATCGGATTGGTCCGCTTGGCGCGGCATTATGAAATTCCGGAACTAGACGAGAATGTCGATCAGGCTTCCGCGTTCGAGATTGGCGGTGGGCCCCGCAGACCCAGCAATAGTGGGCGCCGAGGACGGTTGCTTCACTAGGCTTTTCGTTGTGTCGAAGGTTTGGCTGAGTTGGTCAAAGACTGACTTGGCCGCCTTAGACGCATTGCGCGACGCGGCAACAGACGTGCTGTTGTTTTGCGCGTTCGTTGGTGTCTGGGGTTTCAGGAAGGACCCAGCGATCCAATTTGAAATAGAGTCAACCATGTGCAGCCTCGATGAGGGATGGCGCAGCGAAAGCGCACCACCTGTCCAATTACGATAGCATCATTGGATGATTCTGTTAATAAAAAGTTTCCAAGGCCTAAGATCCTGTGAAATGGGGCTTACCTTGCCCCAGCCGAGGGGAATGTATGCAGTGCGCGGGCGACCCTGAGCTGGCCGTCAATGCCGTTGACGGCCTCGGGAAAGGTTTTGCTACGCCCAATGGGGGCGATGTCGACGATAAAGCCCGTTGAGGTGTCCTTGGTCACGATCTTGGCGTCGGGGTACCAGTCAGCAGTAATGGCTTTCTTTGCGGACTCGGTCAGTTGCTCATGAATGCTGACGAACCTCTTGACGGCTTCCTTTTGGGTCATCAGAGGTTCGGACGTGTCTCGTGTTCGATCAGAGGGGAGAACCCAATAGATGGATTGGGGAACTTTGCCGATTTCTTTGCCGCCAACCATCAGGGTTTCGTTTTGATCGTACCCCATGTCGATTTTCCATGCGCGTTCCTTGTTGTTATACCCGTCTTTAAGAAGCGTAAGCGGGACGCGTTGTCCGCAATGTTGCTTCAGCTCCTTGCCAAGCGTGGCGGCGAGAGCGGCTTTGCCGTTCTTGGTGAAAAGTTCGGCGACACCGACGGGCGTACGGTTTGCAACGAGGACCCAGCCGAAAGTGGCCTGAGCAAGTACGAGTGCCGTTGAAAGAAGCGCTAATTTCTTATCTTTGATGGTCATAAAAGGCTCCGCATAAAGAGTTCTTTTGAAAATGTGGGGGAATTGTAGCATAAAATCACGAAAGTAATCAGCTCGGTCGAGAACAATTGTGTAACCCATTGAATTTGAATGATAAGTAAAAATAATGTGAAAAAAGTGAAAAAAAGTGATTTTTCCTCTTGCAAAGATCAAGGGGTTAGTGTATTGACACTCCTACGGCGTACTGCGTCCAGACTTCGCCCTTCGGGCTACGCCTCGGCAAGCCGAGACTAGGGGTTAGGGACTTGGGACGAGGGAAAACGGACAGGCTGTCACACATGTGGCGGCCTTTTTTGTTGCCCAGATTTTGCCGTTGCCGTCATCGCGAGGGGCTTCAGCCCCGTGGCGATCCAGTTCAGAAGAACGAACACGAATTTGATTTCAATTTGAGGGCTGGATTGTCGCGCATCCCAAGCGGGATGCTCGCAATTGGAGGGAGGAATTTATAAACACAAGGGAGGCGGACATTTCAACAGCAGCGAAACCGACAAAAACAAAAAAAAGCAAAGAAAAAACCAAAGTACAGAAGATAAAGCAAAAAGCAACGTTGCCGTCACCCCAGCGCAGGCTGGGGTCCCATTTAGTAGTCGATAAGACAAACAAATGGGATGCCAGCCTTCGCTGGCATGACGATGGTGATAAAAGCAAAAATGGTTGCGAGAAAAAAGATAAAGCTAAAACGAAAACGTCGCGTGAACCACCAACCAAAAAGGAAACGACGAAACGAACGCCTAGCCTGAAGCGGCTGGAGCGGCAGGTTCATCTTGTGCTGATGGAATTGATGCGCAGCAGCGAGAGCGACTCTGTCCGCGTGGCGGCGGCAAAGGCTTTGATGGACCGGATCAACAAAACGCAAGAGGGAAACGATGATGACCAGCACGATGAAGCAAGAGAACGAGACGAGGCTGTTGCCGAAGCCAGCGCTCTTCTTGCGCAGCTTGCCGCGTCAAAGTCTCCTCGCTGTGCGCGCAAGGCTCCGGTGGCTTAACGCGGCGCGCCGCTCGCAAGTCACGCCAAAAGGAAACTGGCGCGTGTGGTTGATCCTCGCGGGTCGCGGCTGGGGCAAGACGCGCACGGGGGCCGAGGATATTGCGAACTATGTGCTGTGGAACGAGGGCGTGCGCGTCGCCGTGATTGCGCCGACATTTGCGGATGCGCGTGACGTGTGCGTCGAAGGCGAAAGCGGTTTGCTCAGTGTGCTTCCTCCTGCTTGCGTTGCGGGATGGCATCGCAGCACGGGTGATTTGATCCTGTTCAACGGAAGCCGCGTGAAGCTGTACTCCGCCGATCAGCCGGATCGCCTGCGCGGCCCGCAGCATCATCGGATCTGGTGCGACGAGCTGTGCGCGTGGCCGACGCGTAGCGCGTATGATCAGATGTGGTTCGGTTTGCGGCTGGGTGATGATCCGCGTGTGGTGATTACGACCACGCCGCGCAGCACGCCTTTGCTGCGCGAGCTGATCGCGCCGGAACGCAAGGACGTGTTTCTGACGCGGGGCAGCACGTTCGACAACAAGGCGCATTTGCCAGCGCGTGTGTTACAACAATTGAAGGCGATGTACGAAGGCACGCGTCTGGGTCGGCAAGAGCTGAATGCGGAAGTTCTGGAGGATTGCGAGGGCGCACTTTGGCTGCGCGATCAGCTTGAGCTGTGCCGCGTGAAGAGCGCGCCCGAAATGGCGCGTATTGTCGTGGCCATCGATCCGGCGATGAGCAGCGGCGCGAAGAGTGACGAGACAGGTATTGTTGCCGCCGGACGCGGCCTTGATGGACAGATTTATATTCTTGCGGACTGGTCGTGCCGCGCTACGCCCGAAGGTTGGGCGCGGCGGGCTTTACGTTTATTTGAGGAGGTAGAGGCGGATATGATTGTCGGTGAAGTGAATGCAGGCGGTGAACTGGTCGAGCGAATTTTGCGCCAGATCATGCCAAGCGTGTTGTTCAAGCCCGTGCGGGCGCTACGCAGCAAGGCGGATCGCGCTTTGCCTGTCGCGGCTTTGTACGAGCAAGGACGCGTCAAGCATGTGGGGACGATGACGAAACTGGAAGACCAGATGGCGCGCTTTACGCCAGCCGAGGTCAAGGCTAAATCACCCGACCGCGTGGATGCGCTGGTCTGGGCGGTGACGGAGCTGAGCGACGCGGGACGGGGAGAGCCGAGGATAAGGGGATTGTAAAGGAGGGGTCAGGAAGGAAAACAGAAGGAAATCATTTGCGTCATTGCGAGCCCCTTCTTAGGGGCGCGGCAATCCATATTCACTTTCAGTTTACAACTGCCTGTGAAGGATGGATCGCCACGGGCCTAAAGGCCCTCGCGATGACGTGATTAATACTTCCTTCCTGAATCCTGACCCCTCATATTTTATCAACACAACAAAAGGAGTGATGACATGCGATTTCGCGATCTCGTGACGCAATGGGTGCGTCCGCAACAAACCAAGACAAGTGCCGCAGGGCCCATGATTGCGTGGAGTCATATCGGTCGCCCGAAATGGACGCCGCGTCGGTATGACGCGCTGGTCGAGGAGGGCTATCGCAAAAATGTGGTCGCGTATCGTTGCGTCTCGCTGGTTTCAAGCGCTGCGGCGTCTGTGCCGTGGCTGCTATACAAGGAAGGAGGTGATGAAGTTGATAGGCATCCGCTCTTGGATTTGCTTGCGCATCCAAACCCTTTGCAAGACGGCACAGCGTTTATGGAAAGCGTTTATGTCGCGCTTCTGACATCCGGCAATGCGTATATCGAGGCGGTGCGTCCGCGTGACGGGCAAGCGCCGACCGAACTTTATGCGCTGCGCCCCGACCGTATGAAGGTGATACCGGGCCCCAACGGTTTGCCACAGGGATATGAGTATAGTGTTGGCGGCAAGGTGACGCGCTGGGCGGCTGATCCGCTGACGGGTGAGAGTCCGGTCTTGCACATTCGGCTGGTGAATCCACTGGATGACTGGTATGGGCTCGCGCCGCTGGAAGCCGCGATGATTTCCATCGACCAGCACAATGCGGCGGGCTCGTGGAATCAAGCACTGCTCAATCAGGGTGCGCGGCCATCGGGCGCTTTGGTTTTCGCGCCCAAGGACGGGCCGTCAAACCTGAGCGACGAACAGATGTCGCGTTTGCGCAGCGAGCTTGACGATCACTATCAGGGGAAAAGCAATGCGGGCCGCCCTCTGATTTTGGAAGGCGGGCTTGAGTGGCGCGAGATGAGCCTCTCGCCCAAGGAAATGGATTGGCTGTCGGGCCGCGATGCGGCGGCGCGTGATATTGCGCTGGCGTTCGGGGTGCCTGTGCAGCTGATCGGGATCGAAGGCTCGCAGACTTACACGAACATGAAGGAAGCGCGTCTCGCGCTGTATGAGGAGACGGTGCTTCCCTTGCTTGCGCGTGTCATCGGGGCGTTCGATCACTGGCTGTGCCCCGCGTTTGGAAAAGATTTATGCCTTGATTATGACAGCGACGAGGTCAGTGCGCTGACCAGCCGCCGCGATACCCTGTGGGAAAAACTGGGCAAGGTCGATTTCCTGACAGTTGATGAAAAGCGTGCGGCCTTGGGGTATGGGCCGATGGAAGGGTAGGGAAGAGGGCATTCGGCATTCGGCATTCAGCATTCAGGGACGAAAAAAACGAAAATTATTTGCGACATCGGATGACACTCGTGATTTGCCGCTGTTTTCTTCCCCGAATGCTGAATGCCGGATGCCGAATGCCAAATGTATATATTATAACAAAGGAACACATATGAACATTCAACATATTTCACGGCCCCTGTCGATCAAATCGCTGGGGTCCGATGGATACTTCACGGGGTATGCCAGCGTGTTCGATCACGTCGATAGCTATAACGAAGTTGTAGCCAAAGGCGCGTTCGAACGCACACTGGCAAACTGGCGCGGCAAGAACGCTGCGCCAGCCATGCTGTGGATGCACGATCCTACGATGCCTATCGGAATCTGGGTTGCGCTGACCGAAGACCAAAGCGGTCTGGTGGTACATGGGCGTCTTGCCCTGACCACACAGCAGGGACGTGAAGCCTATGAGCTGTTGAAGCTCAAGGCTCTGACGGGGCTTTCGATTGGCTACAGGGTCGTGGAAAGCAAGATCGACAGCAAGCGCAAGGTCCGTGTGCTTACGGATGTCGAGCTGTTCGAAATCTCGCTGGTCACGTTTCCGGCCAACGACGCTGCGCGGGTGAGCAATGTGAAAGCCCCGCGCATAGCTTCGCAAGCGACAAAGAAGCGTGACGGGAAGAAGGGGGGCGCGTCGCGGGCGACAACAGCAATCGACGTTGCGGCGACACGGGCCGTCGTAGCGCGTTTAAACCAAGCAACCCGTGTTTTGAAAGGACAGGGGAAATAGCTAACTTTCAGGTTCGGTGGTGACGCTGGGTTCCCAACAGACAAAGCTTGAAATGAGATAGGTATACAAAATTTACAACCAACAAGGAGAAATACAGAATGATTGATATGAATGAAGTACACTCGGCCACGGAAACATTGGCCCGTGCATTCGAAGAATATAAAAGCGTGAACGATATGCGCCTGAGCGACATCGAGCGTCGCGGCAGCTGTGACGTGCTGGAAAGCGAAAAGCTCAGCCGTATGGATCAGTCGATCACCAAGGTGCAGGACGAGATTTCGGCGGTGAAGACCGCGCTGCGTCGTCCTTCGATGGATGGCACGAAAGCTCAGCGCTTCGATGACGGCAACGACGAGTATAAGTCGGCGTTTATGCGCTATGTCACCAAGGGCGTAGAGCCCGACCACGCGCTGTTCACCAAGGACATGAGCGTGATCAACGATCCTCAGGGCGGGTATCTTGTGCCTGTCGATATGTCGGATCGTATCATCACGCGCCAGTTCGACACCACGCCGATGCGTCAGCTGGCCACGGTGATGAGTATTTCCTCGGAAGCCGTCGATATGCTGCGCGATACCAACGAGCCTGACGCTCAATGGGTGTCTGAACTTGGTACACGCAACGATACCGATCAGGGCGCGATTGGCCGCATCCGTATTCCTGTGCATGAACTTTATGCCCAGCCGAAAGCGACGCAGAAGCTTTTGGATGATAGCATCATGAATGTGGAGGAGTGGCTTGTCGGGCGCATCTCGGCGCGTTTCTCACGCCGTGAAAACACCGCGTTCCTGACAGGAGATGGCGTCGGTCAACCACGTGGGTTGTTGAGCTATACCACCGCTGCGACGGCGGATGCCTCGCGCAATTGGGGAATCCTCGAGCATGTGGCCACAGGCGCAGATGGCGCGTTTGCTTCCAGCAATGGCGCGGATGCCTTGATTACGCTGATGAACAAACTGCGCGCAGGTTATCTGAACAAGGCCGCATGGCTGATGCCGCGTACGGTCGTTGATGCTGTGCGCAAGTTCAAGGAAGCGGGCACGGGCTCGTACATCTGGCAGCCCTCGCTTCAGGCTGGAACGCCTGCGACGATTCTGGGCTATCCGATTGTGCTGGCTGACGATATGCCCGCGATGGCTTCGGGCTCGCTGTCCGTCGCGTTCGGCAACTTTGAGGAAGGCTATACGATTGTCGATCGTATCGGGCTTCAGACGTTGCGCGATCCGTACACCTCTGCGCCATTCGTCAAGTTCCGTTGCAGCAAGCGCGTCGGCGGCGATGTGGTCAATTTCGAGGCCGTCAAGCTGTTGAAGTTCGCAACGGCTTAACAAGGGTGAAGCTGTACTTGACTCGATGTATAAGGCAACAAACTTTCCGTTGCCGTCACCCCAGCGTAGGCTGGGGTCCCATATGTTTTATATAACATGAACAAGAAAATGGGATGCCAGCCTTCGCTGGCATGACGTCGCTTTATGTGGGGCAGTGAATTTGAGCGTAATGAATTATGTATATTAATGAAAGGATGAAGAATGACACTAAGAAATAATTACAGAAATACGTTGGCCGTGTTGTCGCTGAGCCCTGCCGCGCGCGTGACAGGCACAAGTACAGGAACCGCGGTTGATCTGCGCGGTTTTGATGCCGCCATGATTGTGGTGGCGTTCGGTGCCTATACCGATGGTACGCACATGCCGTCGCTTCAGCATTCAGTGGACAATGTAACGTTCACCAATGCCTCGGCCAGCGATGTGGATGGTGCATTGACGGCAGTCAACAGTGCAGGTGGTGCCAATACCGTTCAGTCTATCGGCTATATCGGTGCGAACCGTTATGTGCGTGTGGTGATGACAACGACCGGTGCTACGACTGGCGCATTGAGCAGCGCGCTTGTGGTTATGGGTAAACCGCGCACCATGCCCGTTGTCTGAGTGACGCGGTTGACGTGAGAGAGAGGGTGCCTGCGCAAGTGGGCACCCTTTTCTTTTATAAAAATGATTTTGAAAAGGAAAGATTATGTCGAATTTAGCTTTTAGTATGCTGGGAAACGAACCCGCCGCCATTGCATCGGGAACGTCTTTGTCGGGACCGGTCAGCTTTGGTGGGTTGCGATTGTTTGCGATTTCGATGCCTAGCGTGTGGACGGCAGCGTCGTTGACATTTCAGGCGTCTTTCGATGGCGGCGTGACGTGGCAAAATATGTATGATGTCACTGGTAACGAGATCACGGTTGCGGCTTCTGCTTCGCGCTGCGTTACGATCGACCCCGTGATTTTTGCAGCGATCCCGATGGTCAAGGTGCGCTCCGGCACATCGTCTGCGCCTGTGGTGCAGGCTCAAGACAGCACCATCACCCTGATCGTGCGCGCGGTATGAGCATGAAATTATTATTCATGCAGTCCAGAAACAGCTCGACGATTGACTGGTCGTTTCTGGGCGGAACCGTGCCTGTTGGCGTACTCTTCAGTCGTGCTTGCACAGCAACCGCTTTTAGTTCTGATGGCAAGTTGACTAGCTATACCAACGATAGGCCTCGTTTTGATTTCGATCCTGTATCGCATACACCCCTTGGCTTGTTGATGGAAGAGCAACGAACAAACTTTTTAAGCGCGTCACAGGAGTTCAGTAATTATCCATGGGTCAAAAGTGTGACGCTGCTCACGCCAAACGTCATAACGTCACCGGAAGGCGCTCTTACCGGATCAAAGTTGATAGAAGGCACGACTATGGCGTGGCACCAATTGTATTGGAGCACCGCGATTTCCGTTGAAGCTACGAAGAGTTTTGTATCTTCAGTTTTCGTAAAAGCGGGAGAAAGAACGAGGGTGGGACTATATCTCCCCACTGCGTTGGGTAGTGGTTGGGCCATATTTGATTTGGTTGCAGGCACTATTGCCAGCACAAGCGCCGGATATACCGGAGCCTCAATAAAAGATGTCGGTAATGGATGGTACAGAATATCATGTTCGGGTGTCGCCTCAAGCACAGGGTCTTATGCGCAAGTGTTTAATTTAAGGCTGATCCTTAGCGGCACAACGCTCAGTTACGCAGGGGACGGCGTATCGGGCGTTTATGTATTTGGCGCTCAGGTTGAACAGGGTGCCTTTCCATCGTCCTATATCTATACGAATGGATCAGTGGTAACACGCGCCCTTGATCAACTTCAGTGTACGATACCAAATGGTGTATCGACGTTGAGATATACGTTTGACGATGACAGCACACAAGATGTGGCGGTCACAGTGGGTACTTTTAACGTGATTGCCGATTCCACCCACCCACATATTAAAAGGATTATAAGCGTATGATGGACACTTATTTGAAATCAAAGAATTTAGCTCCACTTAAAGAACTTGGCGGTTTTGTCGTCAATATGATTGAGCCGATGCAAGGACAATCCGCGACGCAGGTAGTTGTGATGGATGAGTGCGTTATCCCCGCACAACCGGCTAAAGGCGATCCCGCTTACTGGTACACTTGTGTACGCGCGCCGTTTGCTCTTTTGCCGTATGCCGACATTGAGGCGTGCAGCGAGGAAGAGGGCAGACTCGTATGCGGCGTTTGGGCCTAATTTATTAGAAAGAAAAATCATGAATACGAATTATTGTGCGACTCCGCCGTTGGTGGAGCCGGTGACGCTTGCCGAGTTCAAGGGGCATGCGAAAATTGATGAGACGACAGACGATGCCTTGTGTAGCGCTTTGCTTAAGGCGGCGCGTGAGTGGTGCGAGCAATTCACGCGCCGCGCGTTTATTGCGCAGACGTGGGTGGTTGGCGTGTCGCAAATGCCTGTGGGCAATGCGATTACCCTACCGCGTGGGCCTGTGCTGTCGATACTGGATGTAAAGTTGTTTGATGACGCTGACAATGCGACGATTTGGCCTGCGTTAAATTATTATGCCGCGTTGGCAAGCCATCCGGCGCGGCTGGTGCTGCGCACGGGTGCGTCGTGGCCTGTTCTTATGCGCACGGCAAATGCCATGCAGATAAGTTATGTTGCCGGTTATGGCGTGGCTGCAGGAGATGTTCCTGAAGCCATCAGGCTGGCCATCAAACAGCTGGCACTACATTGGTATGAGTATCGCGGCGAGGCTTTGGCCAGCAGTGCGATGGCTTCTGCACCCTTGACTATCGAAGCGCTGTTGCAACCTTATCGCGCGCTGAAAGTGGGGCTCGCATGAGGATCGGAAGAATGAACGTGCCGTATTTGCTTCAATCCATGCGGGTTGTAGCGGACGGCGAGGGCGGCAGCGTGCAGCAATGGACTACGTTTGCGGCTTTGTGGGGCACGCTGGACGTTCACGGCGAAAGCGGCGCTCCTGCCAATTTTCATGACCCGACGCATGTGGTCTTTACGCGGTGTCGCAGCGATTTTGAAATTACCACGGCACATCGTCTGGTTTTCAATGCGCGGTTGTTTCAAATCCGCAGTGTGAACTTTGCCGATGAGCGTAAACGCAAGCTAAAGCTTTTTGTAACCGAGATTACCGCTTTGAATTGAGAGGGAGAGTTTTTATGGCTTTTGATGAAGTGCAATTGCCGCTACGCGTGCGCTATGGCGCAAGTGGCGGGCCGCAGTTCCTAACCGAGATCGTGACGATTCAGGGCGGGTTCGAGCGTCGCAACCAAACATGGAGTCAGGCGCGTAGGCGCTATGATGCGCGCACGGGTGTGGTGACCGCCAATGACGCGTCGATCCTTCTGGCGTTCTTTCAGGCGCGGGCCGGACGAGCGCGGGGTTTTCGCCTGAAAGACTGGGCGGATTTCACAAGTGCTCGTGATGGAAAATCTGTGCCACAGGTAAGTGATCAGCTGATAGGCGTGGGTGATGGAACGCGCAAGATCTTTCAGCTTGTCAAAGCCTATGGCAGCGGTGGCGTGTCGGTAATGCGTGAGATCAAAAAGCCTGTCACCGGCAGTGTGCGCGTTGCTGTGAACGGCACCGAATATATGACGGGGTGGAGCGTGGACACGAGCACAGGTGTTGTCACTTTCGCGCAGGCTCAAGCAGTTGGAGCGCAAGTGACGGCAGGCTTTGCGTTCGACGTGCCTGTGCGGTTCGACACGGACCGCCTGACCCTCACGTCCGATGACAGCAATCTGGTCGAGACGGACATACCCTTAATCGAGGTGCGCACGCCATGAAAACGATGAGTGAAGCTTTGAAGGTGCATCTGGGCGGTGAGCTGACGACACTGGCCGAGCTTGTGCGCCTGACGCGCACGGATGGCACTGTGATTGCGTTTACATCGCATGATCAGGATATCGTCATGGGCGGTGTAACCTATCGCGCCGATGGCGCGTTTTCGTCGGGCAAGCTGGCTTTGGAGGCAGCGCTGAAAACCAAGAATTACGAGGTAACGGGATTTTTGGATAGTGCCTCGATCAGTGAGAGTGACATTCGGGCGGGGCTGTACGATCATGCGCGTGTTGACGTGTTCCTTTGCAACTGGGCCGACGTGTCGCAAGGCGTGGTGCAAATCCGTCGCGGCTGGATTGGCGAGGTTGCGCTAAGCGGCGGTCAGTATATCGCCAGCCTGCGCGGCTTTCATGATTTGCTGACACGCAAGGTGGGGGAGACTTATACGCCTGAGTGCCGCTATGACCTTGGTGAGGCGCGATGCGGCGTCAATGTGGCTGTGTGTACGGTGCAGGGGCGTGTGACAGGCGCAAGCGATGCGCGGACCTTTATCGATGCAACGCGCAGCGAAGAGAACGGCGCATTTACGGATGCCAAGCTGATGTGGCTGACAGGCGCGAATGCCGGAGCCTCGGGCGAGGTGTGCGCATGGGAGGCTGACAGCAAAAAGTTGACGTTGTGGTTGCCACCTGCGTGCGCCATTGCGGTGGGCGATACGTACAGCGTCACGGCAGGGTGCGACAAACGTTTTGCCACATGCTGCGCCCGTTTTGCCAATGGCGTGAATTATGGCGGGTTTCCCTATTTGCCCGGCCTGAGCAAAATTTTACAATATCCGGATTAATGACATGACAGAAAAACTTATAAGATCGGCGGATCACATGATCGCCGCCGCTCGTGCTTGCCTGCATACACCGTTTCATCATCAGGGGCGACACCCCAAGGCAGGGTTGGATTGCATCGGGCTGATCGTCGTCGCGCTTCAGGCCATCGGGATGTCTGTGCAAGATCGGCTGGACTATGGCGTGCGGCCTGATGGCGAGACGCTTGTGTACGCGTTGCTGGCGCATGGGGCCGAACGCGCCGCCACAGTTCAGGCGGGCGACGTGTTGGTGTTCCGGTATGACCATCAGCCGCAGCATGTGGCGCTGGCCACCGGACCCAACAGCATGATCCACAGTTTTGCGCCTGCGCGAAAAGTGGTGGAGACAACCATCGGGCCTTATTGGGCACGGCGGTTGGTGGGGATTTATCGTTTTGATTTTTCGACAGAGGATTAGACAGAAATGGCATCGATCATTTTATCAAGCATAGGGAGCTCGGTCGGCAACATGATGTTGCCCGGCCTTGGCGGCAAGCTTATGTCGTCATTGGCGCGCAAGGTCGGGCATGTTGTGGACGGCGAGATTGGATGGAGTACGAGCAGCGTTGCCAAGGACGGGCCGCGCCTTGAGAGTTTCAAGGTGCAGGACTCGCGCTATGGCGTCAGTATTCCTCAGGCGTTTGGACGTATTCGCGTAGCAGGCAATGTGATTTGGGCTTCGGACCTGATTGAGACCTCGCATGAGGAAACGGTCAGCGGCGGCAAGGGCGGCGTCATGAGCGACGCGTTTAGCTCATCGCGCACAACATACACCTATAGCCTGAATTGCGCGATTGCGCTGGCGCAGGGCGAGATTGGCGGCATCCAGACGATCTGGGCCGATAGCAAGGTGATCTATCAAAACGGCGTGTGGACGTGCGGTGTGCTGGCCAGTGCGCATATTCACAATGGCGCGGCGGATCAGGATGTCGATCCTCTGCTTGAAGGTTGGATCGGTGCGGGGATGACTCCGGCCTATCGCGGTGTGGCATATATTGTGCTGGAGGGCCTGCAGCTGAAAGGCTTTGGTAATCGCCTTCCCAACATGACGTTCGAGCTGTTACCCAAGGTGGAGACGGGCGCGCCCACGTGGCTGGGCAACGTGAATCCAGAAATCTATCAGCCGTCCTATACCGTCACGCATCGCGGCATGCCGCCTTTGATCATTGACGGCGGCGCGGTCAGTGCGCGGCGCATGCTGGTCGGCGGTTATAACACGGATGGCTTCAATACGAATTTCACGGTGATTGAATATGATGTGACGGACGACACGCCGCTTGAGATCCGTCGCGACCAGAGTACGAGTTTTGTCGCGTCCTATGTCGGTGATACAAGCTGGGCTCTTGCGCCGGATAAGCGGACGGTTGCGCTGGGCCTGCAGGACGCCGGAGACGGAAATACCTATAACGTCGCACTGTATGACAGTACATCAAACATGTTCGGTCCCGTGCTGAGTGTGCCCATGACAGTGTCGCAGTACAGGCAGATCGCCTGGATAGATGCGTTGCACTTCGTTGTGCCCGACAAGGTCGATGGCGCGGCGGGTGTACGCGTGTTTTTGCGTGCGGGATTGTCGCTGATCGATCTTGGGTTTCGAAATGTCTGGGGCACGGGCACGGCGACGACGCGTGTGCCTGTGGGTTATACGTGCTTCATGAAATATGGCGACGGGCTGTTGATGATGATGGGCAACAAGTCGCTGAAGTTCGGGACGCTGTATGCGTGCTATCTGGCGTGGAGCGATAATGAGCTGAGCTTTGGTGCGCCCTATGTCGTGTCGAGCGGCTATGATCAGGGAACGGGCAATGGGCCTCAGGTGACGATCCAAAAGACGAGCGACGAGGAATGGACGCTGTTCTATATGACCGTTGTCGATATGCAGATGATGTCGTTCGTGCCGACAAAGACAGGCCTCTCGGTCACGCGTCCGTGGCAAAAGCTGGTTAGCACACCGTTCGCGATTGTTGATAGTCAGGTGCCTGTCGTGAGTGGCGGGAGGATTGTCGTCATTCACAATCCCTATCTGGAAAGCAAGTTTCGTATCAGCGAGATTGCACTGGGCGACGGTTGTTTTACGTTGGTGCAAGACGGCGTGCAGATTCCCGACGTGATGCCGCCCACCAATTATATGACGGCGGTCACGATCGATCCTCAACGCGTGATGGTGATGGGCAATGTCGGGTATGATGGCACGCTTGGGTTCATTGGTGTGATCAGGCGAAGGAACACGGGCGATACCCTGGACAATGTTGTCAGTGCGCTGTTGAGGCGTGCCGGATATGACGCGGCGGACATCGAGGTGGAGGCTTTGGCAGATACGCAGGTCGATGGTTATGTGCTGAGCGAACAGGCGACAGCGGCTTCGGCAATTGCGCCGTTGCAGCTGTTGAAGCCTTTTGATTTGATCGAGCATGACGGCAAGCTGGTCGCCGTGACGCAGGATAGCGGCGTGAGCGTCAGTGTGCCGGTTAGCGAGGGCGGCGCGACGGCGCACCTGACGGAAGAGCCTGCACCGACGCTGACGCAAGCGCGGGCTCAGGAACTTGATTTGCCTGTTGAGGTCACGGTCGATTATCTGGATGTGACGCGGGACTATGAGGTCGGCAGCCAACGCGCACGGCGCACCGCGACGAAAGGGGCGCGCAGCAAGGCGAAGATCGAGCTGCCTGTCGTGTGCTCGGCCTCCGAGGCGAAGCGGATTGCCGAGAGCCAGCTGTATGCGGCGTGGGTGGAACGCGACCGTTACAGGCTTGTGTTGTCGCGTGCGTGGGTGGGGCTTGATCCGGCGGATGTCGTGACGTTTGGCGATGTTCGCCTGCGCATTACCAGCGTGACGTACAAGGATGGACTTGTGCAGGTTGATGGCGTCCGCGCCGTGCCGCAAGGGTTCGGCAGTAACGCTATGGCTGATGCGGCGCAGGGGTATGGTGCGGCCTATCAAAGTGAGCCCACCGCAACGACACTCGCGCTGATGGATTTGCCGTTGCTGCGCAATGAGGATGACAGCGCAGGAGTCTATGTCGCGGCCAGCGGTCTTGAAGGATGGAACGGCGCGAGCCTGTGGGCCTGCGCTGACGGTGTGAACTTTGCGTATCAGACGGGGCTGACGGCCCCCGCGGCGATGGGCGTTGCGCTGACGGTTTTGCCGGAATGCGTGCCGCATTACATGGATCGCGCGTCGGCTGTGCGTGTGCAAATGCTGCGCGGGGGCCTGAGTAGTTGCACCGAGGCCGAGCTGATGAACGGCGCGAATGTGGCGGTACTGGGCGGCGAGATCGTGCAGTTCCAGACGGCAACCCTGATCGAGACAGGCGTTTACGAGCTGCGTAATTTGCTCAGGGCGCGGCGCGGGACCGAAAGCTCGACGGCCTGTCATGTTGTGGGCGAGCGGTTCGTGATGTTGACGGCGACGAGCACGACGTTTCTGGGCGCGACGCTAAGCGATCGCGGCAAGCTGACGCATCTGCGCGCTGTGACGAATGGCGGGTCGCTGGATTACGCGCAGGATATGCCGTTTACGTACAGCCTGCGCACGCTCGAGCCTTTTGCGCCAGCGCAGCTGCGCGGCGTTCGAGCGTCTGGCGCGGGATCTGATTTGACAATCGGCTGGGTGCGCCGTGCGCGTAAAAATGCCGCGTGGGTGGATTATATCGACGTGCCTTTAGACGAAGACAGCGAGCTTTATGATGTGGAGATCATGAATGGCGCATCGGTGGTGCGGACGTTCGGGTCTGTAGCCCTTTGTAGTGTTGTTTATTCAGCCGCGCAGCAGATGGCAGATTGGGGTGCCAGCGTTCCCGCACAAATTGCGGTGAAGGTGTATCAACGCAGCGCCCGTTATGGACGCGGACGTGCGGAGGTGGGTGTGGTGTGAGAAAATTGTTATTGATTCCTGAGTCATGCCCGCGTAGGCGGGCATCCAGTGCCAACAGGCCGATCAATGGTTTTTGCAACTCTGGGTCCCCGCCTTCGCGGGGACGACGCTAACGGTAAATCTTATTCATCATGGTTGATCGATTTAAACATAACTTTTTAAGGAGGGAAGATGACTACAAGTCCGAATTTGGCTTTGTCGTATCTGGTCGCGTCACAGGCGCAAAAGGAAACGACGCATAACGACGCAATCAACGATCTGGACGGCTTGGCGCAGCTGTGCGTGATCAGCCGTGTATTGAATACGCCGCCCGCTTCGCCTGCCGAGGGCGATACATACATTGTTGGCGCGTCTCCGACAGGCGCATGGGCGGGGCAGGCGGGGAAGGTCGCGTTGTATTTTGCAGGTTGGCGTTTCAAAACGCCCAAGACCGGATGGCTGGCCTTTGCGCGCAACGAGTCCAAGTTTGTTGTTTATAACGGCACAGGCTGGGCTTTGCTGGGAGGGTATGTGTGATGAAGTTTG